GCGCCTCGCGGGAGGCCTGCCATGCTTGCCAGCAGTCCTCGATGACCGTGCTGTGGTATTCACCGGTAGCGAATCGACCCATATGCTGGTTCGGATATTTGCTGAGGACCCAGGCCTCATACTCTTCACGCACTTTTTCGATGCTCATGCGAAAGCCTCCACACCAGGGCGAATACGCTCAGCCCATTCAGTCATGTCGCGAACGGTGTAATTCTCAACGCGCCCGGCCAGCTCAGGCCGACGGCTGCGCAACACTTTCAGTCGAGCAACCTTGCCGTCCAGAACTTCGAGCACCTCAAATTCGGCGACCAGATTTCCCTGATCGCTGTACCAGCCAACCTGCAAACCTGGCTTTATTTCCTTTTTGTCGATCATTGCCCCGCCCTCCTGCCAAATTTCGCCATCAGCAGCTCACGCGCTTTTGCGCCGTCTGACGGGATTCCTTGCTGGATGATTCGTGTGCGCGCCTCTTGCTCGGCCTGCTCTTCGGCGAGTTCCAGCTCGGTCTTCTGGCTGTCATGGCCAATGCTGGTCAGGATCTTGCCGTCCAGCGGCTGACCGGACTGGGCGCGGCGGATCACGATCGTGTAGTTGTGGTCAAAGCGCTGGCGCAGGCCCTTGTCTTCCTGCTTGGCTGAACGCAAGTCGAAAAGACCGGTGGCAATGGCCGCGATCTTCACGCCTTCGTGGCTGTACAAGCCCATCAATGCTTCCATCCATGCGTCAGCGCTCGCTGGCAGGCCAAACGCCTCTGGTCCAGGCGTGCACCAGCCTATGAACTGGCCGACGCTTGGAGCGAACGGTGAGCCGCTCTTACGGCACTGCTCGATACCGAAGCGGATCTGCTCAAGCGTGCGGATGCCGGCGGCCATAAAGCCCATCGTCCAGTTGCGCATTGCGGCAGCCTTGGCCTTGTCGTCTGGCCATGCCTGCTTGTGCGCCGGGAAGATGGCCTGCAGCTGGCGGAATAGACGCTCGACCACTTCACCGGTAGCGTCGTCCACTACGCCCAGCTGCGTGCCAGTCTGCGCCGGGGGCTGATAAGGGGCGGCGGTGCCCAGCGCCCGTGCAGCGCCGGGGATCATCTGAGTGACGTTCTTCATAGGTCATCACTCGTATCGGTGCGCCACGACTTGTCGTAGAAGTCCGGACCTTGCGACTTGGCCGATGCCTTGGCGCCCGGCAGGACCTTCTCAGGGAACAGGCCGGTCCAGCCGTTGCTGATGGACTGGTTGATCACTGCGTCAGCGTCGTGGTGCCCTGCCAGGGTCTTGGCTTGGCGTGCGCAGGTAGTGGCGGTCAGGGTCTTGCGGATCTCCTTTCGGTGTTGGCACCAGTCCACCCAGGCAGTGGCGCTGACATTGGATGGCTTGGCAGTCAGCGGGTCGAACTTCTCAGCCTTCGCTTTTTTGCGAGAGGGAGCGTCAGCGACCGGCTCTTTTACTGGTTCAATGACTGGTTCAAAAGAGTGACTGGTTCTGGTGCTTTCTGGGCCTACAGGGGGTGTAGGCTGTGTGCCTACACCTGTGCTTTTTGGGCCTACAGGTGTGCTATTTGTGCCTACACCCCCAAGGGTCAGAAAATAGAGGTTTGACGAGTTGCCTTTCGGGCCGTCGCGGTTCTCAATTCTCAGCAAACGCTGCTCTTCCAGATTCTTGATGTGGCGGCGCACAGTGCTACGGTCGATCTCGCACTGATCAGCGATGTGCTGGTAGGAAGGCCAGCACTCGCCCATGTCATTGGCGTTGTCGGCCAGCTTGATCAGAACGAGTTTGCGCAAAGGATTGCCGACCCTGGTCTTCATGGCCTTGACCATCAGTTCCATGCTCATTGCAGGGTCTCCCCTGGCATGCGCATAGCGACGAAATCTGTGGTATCTATGCGGTTCGTGTTGATGGCTTCGCGCAGAACACTGGCGTCCATGCCAGTGAGGCGACGCACAAGTACGCGCAGGGCCATCTGGCTGCAAGCAACCTCGAACCGCGCGTCGTTCACACAGTCCTCGACCATGCGCAGCTCGTCGTCGAACAGGATGTCTACTGCGACGGAGCTGCCAGCCCATGCCTTGTAGGCGAGCTGGTCGTTCGTGAATTTCTCCATGTAGGCTTCGTCGATAACGGTTGCTTTTTTTTCCGGTAGCTCTGTCATGCTCAGAACTCCAGCTGCTTGATTTCGGAGAGAAGCGCCCGCTTGTGCCGCTGGATGTAGATCTGGCTGAGCTTCTGCTTGCGAGATTCGAAGTCCATGCCGACGTCAATGAGCGATGCGTTGACGCGCTGTAGGTGTTCAATGCAACGGATCTCGCATGGCGTCAGATGATCGCGGATGGAATCGGTTGGGCTGATACAGTGAGCTACTCGATAGGCCTTGGAGGGCATACCCAGCGCTATGCGGTTGATCAGGTCGAATTCATTGCTGAAGTGGTAGTGCTTGACCTCTTTACCGGCGACTGCCCGGCCATGCTTGATGGCGTCGGTCAGGGCTGGCGCTTCAAGGCGCGCACGTTCACGGGCCTGCTTGCCTTCGACGAGCTGAATGTGGCCAACAACCACTGCATCGAACGTGCGGATGACTTGGAGGTTGAATTTGGCGCTGACCCACATTGCGTAGGCGTAAACCAGCTCCTTCATCACGAAGGTGCCGCCATTCCTGCCTTCAATCGTAACTACCGGGATTCCGGTAGTTTCCAGCTCCGCGACAAGTTCGGCGGCTTGCTGAATTGCGAGCCAATATCCAGGGGCGTGGCGCTTCTCTTTTCCCGCAGCCTTGTGCAGATCGTTCAGGCAATACCGGCCCTCAAGATCCTGTTTGATCTTAACGCCGCCCAGGCTTAGCGACATAGAGCGCGCCACGATTTGCAAAGGTGCAATTTCGTGGCGCGGACGGTCAGAGTTGACGACGTGTTGGGAAATGGGCATTATTCGCTCCAGAACTTTGTTGCAAACGTTGTTGAAAGAGCCCGGCCGTGAACCGGGCTTTTTTGTGCCTGCGATTTAGGGTTGGTGTTAGTCACGTTTGAGGCCCTCTTTAGGGGCTAATTGGTACAACTTGGCTTTCGGCCGCCTCATCTGAGAGGGACCTCCCATTGCCAGGAACTCGATGGCTATTGCCTCAAGCGCCTCGGCGATACTCAGGCCCTTGCTCAATGCAAAGGCCGCTACCCGCCGCTTGGCACCATCACTCAGGTGCTCGTAATCAATTTCAGTCACCGGTCACCTCCAAAGGGCCTCTATGCGGCGCTAGACTTCTTGTCTTCCTTGCTCAGCGCTTCGATTGCCCCGTTTTCAACCGCCCACTCGATCATTTCGTACAGATAGGTGGCGTGCTGCATCTCAGCCCGCTCGGCAGCTCGATGCAGGATTCGGTCAAGGGTTTTGTTAAAGCGCACCTTCCGTGGTGTGTCTCGCTTGTGGGATTGATCGGCGTACATGTTTCTTTCCTTGTGGCTGATGAATGGGGTTAAGCGGCTGATTTCTGCATGGCTTCTTCGTACAGGGTCTCAATAGCTTTCCCTGTCTCGTAGCGAACCCCGGCCCCCTTGCTGGCCCGGTGAATTGTTGGCTGAGTGGTCTCAGCTTTTTCGGCGATCGCTTTCTGGGAAAACCCCATAGCGAACAAGCCGGTAAGCATTTGTTGAATCGTCATAGGTGCCTCCAATTCGGCGACGTATTGATTTAATGATACGCGCACGTATTGAAACAGGCAATACACTCCCGCAATACGTTTTCTTATTGGTGAAAAATGCATATCGGGGACCGAGTCTTCTCGGAGATGAGTGCTCGCGGCTGGAGCGAGGGCGAGCTGGCCCGTCAGGCCGGCGTCACGCAGCCGACTGTTCATAGGATAATTACGGGCGAATCAAAATCTCCCAAACGTGAAAACGTTGAGCGGATTGCCAGGGTTTTGCGGGTTCCTAGCAAATGGCTTTGGGATGGCGGGCCGCGACCTGCTCCAGATGCGGCCGAACCTTCGAACGTAGGCAATGTCGAGCAGCCCGCACGGATGTACCGATACCCTGTCGTCAGCTCCGTTGCTGCTGGCGCATGGGCAGAGGCTGTCGAAGACGGTTTTTCAGATCGATACGAGACGAGCGACTACAAGGCCAAGGGTCCTGCTTTCTGGCTTGAGGTTGTCGGAGACTCTATGACGGCACCCAGCGGCACCAGTGTCCCGGAGGGCATGCTCATTCTGGTCGACACAGGCGTTGAGGCCAGGCCGGGCAAGCTGGTCGTAGCAAAGCTGCCCAGCAGCAATGATGCAACGTTCAAGAAGCTGATCGACGATGCCGGCCAGCTGTACCTAAAGCCGTTGAACCCTGGGTACTCAATGATCAAATGCTCGGACGACTGCAAGATCATTGGCGTGGCGGTTCGAGTCACGGGTTTTTTGTAAGACATTCGCTATATCTTGCGTAATCGTTTCACCATAGCTATTCACTATTTACACAATCAGCCGAAGTAATAGAGGAACCGCCCGGGCGCGCTAGCATCTGAGCTATGATCAGATTGTCCGCGCCACGTTTTGTAAATTACGATTTCGTGGCGCGGGATTTTGTTGACATCTGAATACGCAACCGCATAATCGCGAACCTTGGGGAAACCCATACGCTATACCGAAACGCTCGCTATACCATTGAGGGGATACCATGAAACCATTTCAGATCTTGCTTCGCTGCTTCGCTGAGCGCAAGGAAGGTTATTGGCAGGCTTTCTGTATCGATCTTTGTTTGGCGGTTCAGGGTGAATCCTTGCAGGACGTCCAGCAAAAGCTTCACGAGCAAATTACTGATTATCTCCAGGACATTCTCGGTGGAGAAGACCGCCCATACGCGGCCCAACTGCTGAACAGAAAGGCTCCTATCTCGATCATCGCCAAGTATCACGCTTACTCGCTCTTGAGCCATATCCGCCGCATTAAGGATCGTTTCTGTACGTTCCAAGACGCCATGCCTTTGAAGCTTGCCTAATTGGCCCGGCTTGCCCCGCTCAACTGTCGCCAGGTAAAAGCAGGACTTAAGGCTCTCGGCTTTGAGATCAGGCCATCCAGTGGCACCTCGCATGAAAAGTGGATTAAGACTGGGGAAAATACCCGCTGGATCGTCACAGTGGATTGCCCCAAAGCTCCATTCAGCAATGACCTTACTAAATCTATGGCAAAGCAGGCTGGCATGAGCACAAAAGAATTTCATCTGTTCTGCTCTAAGTATTAGTCGCCAATCTCAACAAGTCGTTTTTGAAAGCCCGGCCCTAGCGCCGGACTTTTTCGTCACTGTGCCAAGGGATCTCGGCGAGCACCCTGCCCCGCGAAGGCACAGACGTGCACCGCCTGCACATATTGCTTTGACCTGCTGATCCGCAGCTGACCTGCACCGCATCCCTTCCGATCTGACCTGGCCCGCCACTGAGCGGTTTTTTTGTGGGTGCGTGAAAAATAATACGCACGCGTATTGACGCGCATAATACGTCGGCGTATTGTTCATCCATCGAGACGCGAAACAGCCCCTCAACAGGCCCAGCGGATCGAACCGCTCTTTAGATGCACCGCACCAAACCTGCCGGATAACCACCGGCCAAGATTCAAAGGCAGCGATGAGTCGGCCTTAACGACTCAGATGGGTGGCCACTACCCAAGGCGCGCAGCGTAAAGCGATCAAAAATAGTGTTCTGGCGGAGTGAATCGCGGCCAGTGAGAAAGATTTCCAAGCCGACTTGAGGGCAATAGTCGGGGGCGGGCCAGATGTATTGGCGGGAAATTCCCTACCAAATGGGAGATTGCGGTTACGCCGAACACCGCAGATTTCACTGGCAGCCCTTCTCACGAGGGGCTGACGGGAAATCAAACGCCCGGAGGGCAAAGCAATGTTCAACATGGCAACCATGGCGGCTGACGAATGCCGCGCTGATTATCAAGAACGCACCTGGCGTCGCTGGGCTGACAAAGCAGGTCAGCTCCTCGGCCGATACGTTGCAGACGGCTCCGATGACGAAGACTTCCTGCACGACCTGTATCTGGATGGCTCATCGCCTGATGAGGCTGTAACCGAGATGCATGCTCAGCAATCCGCAGCATGACGATTTCACTGGCTGGCCTTGGCGACAGGGCCAGACGGGAAATCAACCGAGGGAATGACGATGAATTTCTACAAGATCGTGTTTGCGGACGGCTCCGAAGTTCAAGAGTTCGCCGATAGCGAAGCTGATCTACGAGATTTCGTGGCGCGCTGCTACTGCACCCGGACCATCAGCAAGATCATTCAGCTGTAACCCACAGATTTACTGATGCCGCTTCTATGAGGCGGCATTGGAAATCAACGGGAGCAAGACCATGAGAATCAACGTGTATAGCCAGGAGCTGACCAGTGAAGTGGTCGAGGTCCAAAAGCTTTCTAATACAGGCCTGACCTACAGCGCCGTCCAGATGATCCTCCACAGCAGTGAGAAATTGCACCATCCGCCACAGGATGACGACCGCAGCGCTGTCACCTTCTGGCTTCCTAAGTCGAAAGCGCGGCGTGAGGAGCTTGCAAGCACCTTTGAGAGATTGGCGATGCTGGTGCGAATCGCGCCGCCAGAAACCGGTCTCGACTAAACAACCAGCGCCAGCGTCAGCCTGACGAAAACTGCCCGATCCTCTCTATGAGAGCGCATCGGGGTGTGATCTGCAGCGGAGCAAGGCACCTGACTCGTAATCAGGCGAGCCACTGAGCACCGTCGACATAGCGCGGCGGCAGGCAAAGCCAGAGGTGACGACCTCGCGTAGATCACACCCCGATGCGGAAGCCAACCCAGCAGACGCTGGACACCTGCATCACCCAAGGAAACCGTGGGCAACGGAACCAGCCAGAGCTTTACGGTAACCCTCATGACTGATGTTCACCGGCCAGCTGACACGACCACGTGGGTGCCGCCATCGCGGATAAGCCTGTTTGAATCGACGATCTGGTGAGTGATCTGGCAAGCAGATGAATAGCGCCGCCATGCGCAGGCCCGTCAGTGCCGCACAAGGCTTAGGGGGGTCTTCCCCGAAAACAGTGAATGCCGGGATTGGCACCGGCGATCTGCATCTACATCGTCCAGTTCGACCGTGGCGCATGCCCCATAGAGCGCTGGAGCCGGACAGCGTAACCGGCACCCTCCTACACCCCGAACTCCCCCGACTGAACACACCCCCGGCGCCTGTATGGCTGATACCCGTTCTTGAGTGTTCAGTCGAAGGGGTTCACTTACTGAGTTTTGCTCTATGCCAAAAATCATTGATGTGATCAGGACGAAGCAAGGGCAAACGTTCTTGCTGCTCGACGAATTACCACGCTGTGTGTACGAGCGAACCGGAAACCTTCTGGTATCGAACGACGGCGGCTTCTACGACTTCCTGCAGATCGTACCGGGATCGCGTGAGGCCTTCGCCGGTCGTGAATTCAAGATCCAGCTTACAGACGGGTCAACCCTGGAATGCAAGGGGCAGGTCTGGTCGTGCGGCGCTGATGTTGGCGTGCCCACTGCGCAGATCGGCGTCGGAACCCTTGAGTCTCTTGCGAGTTGCTACGTGTTCAGCTCGGCCACAGTTGACCTATCGCTGGTGAACGAATGGCTCTCGAAAAACAAGCCGAGCAGCCGGTACTACAAGTACGACAAGCGCGAGACAGTCGAGTACTGGGAAGCCATTTACCGCACCGAGAAATGGGGCAATCGAATTTCTTCAGCTCGGGCTCGAAAGCTCCGCAAGCGTGGCGCGACCATCTGGCGCTTAGACGGCAAACCAACTTGGAGCGCCCGCTTCGAGAAGCGCAAGGCACAAATTCTCGCGGATATCGCAGCAGACTCCTGATTTAACCCAGCCCTGGAGGCAATCATGAACGCAGCAGCAAAGGTGTTGCCTCTGACGGGCACGCCAGTAATACCGTGCACGCCCGCTGAGCGGCTTTGGACGGAAAACTGTTCCTACACGCTCGTCGAGCTGGGCGCTGACGTGAGCTTCAAGCGCCGCCTGCATCCAAAGCAGGGCGTCACGCTGGAGCGATTCCACAATGCCCTTGACGAGCTGCTCATGGAGCGCCTGAGCCGATCCGGTGCCAGCAACTGGGCATTAGGGATGATGATGCACGGAATCATCCGTGGCGACATGGGAATGGCACGAGAGGGACTCATTGAGGCCTTCGGCGGTCCGGATCACAAGCAGGCAGCCTTCGATGTTGCGCAAGAGCTTCTGCGCCCGCTCGCTGCCGACGGAGTCATTGCCCAGGAAGAGGATTAGGAACTGTGAAATCAAGCCCGCACATTCTCATCGACAAGATGCTGGACGCCATCACCGAGTACGACAGCCTCGATCCGGCCGGGCTTGAGGCTCTGCGCCAAATAACCGCGCACTGGCTTGATGGCGCAATCACCCTCGAAGAATTCAACCATTACTGCGCCCGTCAGCTGAAGGCTGTTCAGTGTGCGCCAAGGAGAGCGGCATGACGATTGACTGGAGTAAGGCGCCTGCTGGAACCACCGGCGCCATGGTTGCTGGATTCAATGGCGCGACCGTGAAGCGAGGCGACATAGAGTGGATTCCATCCAGTACCACACCGAAAGGCCAATACCAAGTAGGCGCTGGGGCTTGGGCTTATCACGAAGCGCCCCAGTCCTGGAGTGGCGAAGGCATGCCGCCTGCTGGCGCTCGTGTAGAGCGCGCTTTCAGCCATAGCACATGGAAATTGACGACAATCTGCGGGCATTCAACGGATGGGGCCTACGCATCTTTTTATGACGGTGACGGACTCATGGGATGGGCGGACAAATGCAAGCTTCGCCCCATCCGAACTGCCGAGAAGATCGAGGCGGATCAGAAAAATCAGGAAATCCAAGAACTGATGATCATCTTGGGATCCGTGGAATCCGCCGCTTACAAAGACATCGCCATCGCGATCCAGCAGGCAAATTTCCGCAAGCAGGTGTCGCAATGACCACTGCCATCGTGAAATCCCTGATCGACGAGCAGATGGAAGAACTGCCGCCTGATCGAATCATTCTGGCCTTCACCCACCACACGCTAACCGGCGCGCTGTCTCAGGCTTATGATGCTGGGATCGAGAACGTTCATGCGTGGAGCCAGCGCGCTTGCCTGTGTGGTGAGTGGACCGTGGCTTACGCTGTACGAGTTCAGCCATGACCACAGGCCAGCGCCGTCGGCGCATGATCTTCTGGCGCGGCAGCTTCCCGGTGCTCGCAGCCTTCACGTTTCTGATGCTCTCCATGTCGCTGGCTGATCACATCACGCAGTAACCCCCTTACCTATTCAATCGCAGCGCCCCGGCAACGGCATGGCGCAAGGAGCTTCCGTGTCTACCGAAACCCAACTGGTCGTCGTGCCGCCGAAAGAAACAGCGTTAGCCGTGTTTAGCACAGCCAACGGGTTGGAGCCTTGGCTTCAAAGGGTTCGCCTTAAGGTCGATGAATTCCAGAATTCCATCCCTGATCTGAAAACTAAAAAAGGTCGAGATGCGGTGGCCTCGATGGCGCACCAGATTGCGAAGTCGAAGACTGCTTTGGAGGCCGTCGGCAAAGAGATATCGGCCCAGCAGAAAGAAATCCCCAAGAAGATTGGCGCTGAGCGCAAGCGTGTTTGGGACATGCTGGAGTCGTGGCAAAAGGAGGTGCGTAAACCGCTGACCGACTGGGAAGAGGCGAACGACAAGCGTATTGATGCCCACAACGACGGTATTCAGCGCATCAAGGACCTGGCTGTATTCGCCGAGACGCCCAGCGCCGCAAATGTCGCGCAGATCATCGCCGATCTGGAGCTGGTGGAAATCAACGACAGCTGGGAAGAGTTTCTGGCGGAAGCAGCCCAGGCCAAGGACCGCTCACTGGCGACCCTGCGCACCCTTCTGGCCGACCGCACCAAGCACGAAGCCGAGCTGGCAGAGATCGCGAAGTTCAACGCCGAGAAGGCCGAGCGCGAGCAGAAAGAGCGTGACGCCGAGATCGCCCGCCAGGCCGTTGAGCGTGCGCAGCGTGAAGCCGAACAGAAAGCACAGGCCGAACGCGAAGCCGGCGCCCGGCGTGAGCAGGACTTGAAAGATCAGGCAGAAGCCCAGCAGCGCGCCGCCGAGCAGAAGCTGCGGGATGCTGAGGCGGAGGCCGAGCGCCAGCGTTTGCAGATCAAGCTGCAGCAGGAGCAGTCCGAACGTCAGAAACTTCAGGCAGAGCAGGATCGTATCGCAGGCCTTCAGCGTGCCGAGCAGGAGCGCGCCGCCGCCGAGCAGCGTCAGGACGAAGCTGTAGAGCGTGCGCGACTTGCCGAGGTAAAGCGTCAGGAAGATGCCAAAGCCGAAGAGCTGCGCCAGCAAAAGGCCCGCGAAGACGACAAGGCGCACAAAGCCTCAATCAATCGCGCGGCGCTGGAGGCATTCATTGCGGGCGGCATGCCAGAAGATTGCGCCCGGCAAGCGGTCACCCTGATCGCTCAGCGCAAAATTCCAGCGGTATCCATTCAATACTGAGGTCGATATGAGCACATCAGCCCTGGCCGAGCGCAACGATGCTCGGCAGGTCGCCGGCCCGGTGACCACCAACGAATCAACCGCGATGCTGACAATGATCCAGCGCGCCGCGACCGACCCTGCATTCGATGCAGACAAGATGCAGAAGATGATGGAAATGTACGAGCGCCACACGGATCGGACCGCTGCCGCTGCTTTCAACGCGGCGATGGTGCGAGCGCAGTCAGATATCGGCCCAGTATTTCGAGACAAGTTCAACGCTCAGACGAACAGCTCTTACGCCGCGCTTGAGTCGATTGATCGAAAAATCTCCCCGGTTTACACGCTTCACGGCTTCTCGCTTTCGTTCGGTACTGGCGACAGCCCTTTAGTTGGACATATCCGCACCGTATGCGACTGCATGCATGAGGCAGGTCACACGAAGACCTACCATGTCGATCTTCCTATTGATGCTGCTGGCATCAAGGGAAGCGTGAATAAAACCGGCGTGCACGCCAGCGGCTCGACGTTCAGCTATGCCCGCCGCTACCTGACAATGATGATCTTCAACGTCGTTCTGACGAATGAGGACAATGACGGGAATGGCGACGGCGACCAGCCACCAAGCATCGGCGAGCTGATGAATGAGTGGATTCCAAAGGCTTACGCCGCCGAGAACACAGAGGCCTTGACCGCAGTTTGGCGGGCTGGCGTTCAATGCTCTCAGGCCCTCAAGGCAACCGACAGTAAAGCGGCGACCGAGCTCTATGAGGCTTTTAAGGTTGCGGTCACGAATCGCGGCCAGCAGTTCAGCGCCACCCCTCAAGCAGGAGCAGTAGCATGATCATCGTAAATTGCGCCCAGGGCTCGGCTGAGTGGTTACAAGGCCGCGCTGGCGTCATAACCGCAAGCATGTTCAGCACGGCGCGCGCCAAGGTGAACGGGCTGAACGCCCAGCAAAAGAAATATGTCGACGCCATCCTGTCCGGTCGAAGCGAAGCGAAAGCAATCGAACTGGCTGGCTACAAGGCCGGGCCGAAAGCAGAAGTTGTGCAGCGTGCCTTAGATGGCGAAACGGTTGGCGAGCCATCCGGTGCTGCACTGACCTACGCCTTCGAGTTGGCAGTTGAACGGATCGGCGGTGCGCCGCTGGATGGCGGCTTCGAAACGTGGCAAATGCGCCGAGGCCATGAGCTTGAGCCGGAAGCGCGGATGGAGCATGAGATCCAGACAGGCCTCATCGTCCAGCAGGTCGGCCTTGTGAAGACGGACGATGGAGCGTTCGGCGCAAGTGCCGACGGCTTCATCGGCGAAGATGGGGGCTCGGAATACAAATGTTTCTTGGCGCCCGACAAGCTCCGCACTTTTCATATCGACAACGACGCCAGCGAAGTGATTGACCAAGTACAGGGCTGCATGTGGATCACTGGCAAGAAGTGGTGGCACATCGGGATGTATTGCCCCCTGCTCCGCCCGGTCGGACGCCAGCTTTGGCTGAAAGAGCTCAAGCGCGACGACGACTACATCGAGAAACTCGAAGAAGACCTTTGGGAATTCAAGCTCCTGGTCGACGGCTATGAAAAGGCATTGAGGAGTAAGGCAGCATGAGAGGCGTTAACAAAGTAATTCTGGTCGGCACGTGCGGCCAAGATCCTGAAGTTCGCTACCTTCCAAACGGTAACGCGGTCACCAATCTGAGTCTGGCCACCAGCGAACAGTGGACCGACAAGCAGTCCGGTCAGAAGGTTGAAAAAACAGAATGGCACCGGGTGTCGATGTTCGGCAAGGCGGCCGAAATCGCCGGCGAA